CATGCGATGCGACTTTGCAAACCAGCGTTTCCAAATCCAATGTTCAACATCTTGTGGATTCATTACCAGAATAACAATATTAGGTACATTAGGCATACGAATTGATTCATCAATGGTATTAAAATCCTTTTCGTCTACAAATTCCTCAGCCTCATCTACAATAAAAACATTTAAAGAAGGAATTGATTTTAGCTTTGCCGTTTGGTTTCCAGAACTTGTTTTAATGCCTGAGAATATTATTTCGCTACCCGTTGCTTTGTGTGCTATTTTTGAATTAGTCATTTGAAATTCATCACCAACTTTAAGCAAATCAATCTTTTCCCTAAACTCAGGTATTACTGAAATACTTGCTGATGACAGTGTATACCTTGTAAATAGTAGCTTCCAATTATTATTTGCTAACAACATATTACAAGCCCAAAGCCCCACGGTAAATGACTTTGCCGAACCACGTCCTCCAGTTATTATAAAATATCTTGTTTTTGGATTCCAAAGAACTTGATACTTATCATTGACTTTTATCTGCATTAGATGTAAATATTATAGTTGGAACTGTCACCTTTTCACCTTGAGTTGTAATATCAATATCTTGTTTAGCTTTTCCGTATGCACGGTCTAAAAGTAATTGAGCCGCCTTTATATCTCCTTTTGTTGCCATGTCCCTTAGCTTCATGATAATTGCCTCAGCCGCCGTAATACCGTTCTTTTCGTTGCCCATTACATTTGTCATAATAAGGTCTATCGATGGCAATTTTTTGGGTCTGCCCCCTCCATTGTTACCGCCTGTTAGCAATTTACCTCCATTTCTGCCTTCTCTCATATACGGGTTTTTACGGGGTTTTACTTTTCTTTGTTTTCATTTTCGTAATTTATTCGCAATGCAATTTGATTTTTTGTTTCCCAACTTTTGTTGTAATTAACATCTTGAAACAATTTACTAAAACCAGTAATGTGTTTTAATTTTAATATTTCTTCTGGTTCCATGCCCAAATGATTACAGATGTTTTCATCAGTCCAGCCGTTTTGTAGCATTTCAAAAACCATGTTAGCCATGCCAGTAACCGAGTGTTCACCCCGTGCCCTGTTGTGTCTCACCGTGGCAGCCATGCGTTCGTTAATATCCTTTTCAATTACAACGCAAGGCAAATGACCTTTGTTAAGTTCATAAATATCTTTATTGTTCTTGCAAGTAAAGTATCTATGAAAGCCATCTACAATAACATATTTATCCTTTGCTGCATCGTATATGGTTACTATTGGCTGAGTATAGCCATCATGCTTAATAGATTTGTAAAGCAAACCCATTTCAATCTTTGCAACACTATTTGGATTGTAATTATTTGGCTCAACTTTATTTAAAGGAATCCATTTGACATAGCTAATCGGTTGCTTTATAATTGATATTTCTTGATATATATACTCATTTAGTTCATTGGTAAATTTTATTTTATCAATAGCATTATCATAGGCTTGCTTTATTTCTTTTTTATAAATTTCCATATATTTTGTTTTTAAGGTCGTTTAATTCCGTTTCTGTAAATGCATTAGTGTTTGATAGCATTCTTTTGTCTATTACTGATTTTTTGTATTTTCTATAAGTAAAAACGTCAGGTGTGCATTCAAAATTTGCTATTTTAGTAAAGTCCCAATCACTACTTAATATTGTATTAATAATTACTCTCCAAAATTTTTTATATATATTTATCCCATTATAAATATCTTTTTTCTTTATAATAATTTTTTTTAGAAGGACTTTATTTTTAGTGTCCTGTATTAAATTTTCTGCTAAGTGATTTGCGTAATCTTCCCAATCTGTAAACATATATGGCAATTCATTTGGGCAAGTAAAAGAATTTAATTTAATATGTTTGATTGAACTTGCACCATCTATTCTACTTGATACTTTATTCCAAGTCTTTGGTTCAATTTTTTGCACCAATAATAAAACTTGTATTGCGGTTTCGTGGTGTAAATTTGATATCCTCATGTCATTAATCTTTACTCCGTGTTGGTACATTCCATCATATACTTTATTATATATTATTTTATTTTCATATATATATTTCCAAACGTCTGTGTAACTCCAATCGTATAATGGATAAAACACATAATGTTCATATTTTTTATTTAATATCTTGCCATATGTTATATATTTATAGGTTATAGCGTGTGTGAGTCCAGCAAATCTTGCAGGTGTTTCTTCTGTTCTTACCCCACCAATAATACAAGTTTTAATATCTTTATATTCAATCTCAACTATTTTATTAAATAAATCATGAAACCTATCAGTCCCGTAATTATTTATTTTTATTGATAAAGGGTGTTTATCATGAATCCAATTATCCTTTTCTTTCTCATCCCAGCAATATGAATACCTATTGTAACTTGAAGCGTTGTTGGTAATTACCATAGGCATTTGAAACCACATTGGCTCAACTCTTTCGTCTGTCATTATGGTTGTAACATAATCAATAGTACCTTGCCACTCAGCTTCTTGGTCTATAAACAATACTTTTAATGGAAGCCTATTTTTTTCTTTTGCAACTTGCAAGCATAAGTGTAAAGTAGCAGTTGAATCTTTGCCTCCAGAAAATCCTACTATCACATTAGGAAATTCATCAAATATAAATCTGATTCTATTTAAAGCCGCCTCTAAAACGTTTTCATTATTATAAATTTTCATGCCTTACTTTTGTGTATAACTTATACTGTTTTATAATAGTAAATCCCTTTTTTATATATTGGCTTAAACTCATTTTAGTACAAGTTGCCTCAATATTTTTTATCCCCATTTGAAAACATAATTTTATACTATAATCTAAAAGAGTTTTAAAATATCCATTTCCTCTATTTTTAATTGGCACATAATGATTTTTAAAAATAGCTTTATTTTTATAAAATATAATTCCTGTAAAAGCTACAATTTCATCATGAATATACAATCCATATAAAGTAGTTTTATTACAAAAAAGAAGACCGCTTTTTTTTGCATCATGTACATATTTTTCAATGTCAGCATAACCTATTTTTTTAATACTTTGCATTCAGGATTAGGTTATTTGATTTGTGTATTCTTATAGCTAATTTATTAAACTTGCTTTTTTTTGTTATGATTGTTTCGTACCCAGAACTTATTTTTTCAATTACCCCATCTACATATTTAAGCATATAATCGTTAGCCTTTCCTAAATCTAAATTATTTCTTACAGCCTCTTTATAACCACCTACCTTTGTCCCTTGCTTGTGATATCCGTAAGATGATTTAGTCCTATAATTTTTATATCCATGAATATATGTTTTAATACAAATATCCCATTCATCGGCTGAATTATTATCTGTAAATCCACCTATACAATGAAAAACTTTTTTTCTAATTAACCAACCAGCACCTTTATAAACATGAGGGCTATAAATTAATTTTTGTTCTATATTTACTTTGTTTATAATTCTTGTAATGCCTATCAAACCAGTATCTGGCAAATTAATAGAGTATTCCAAAAATTTATCAAAAATTGTATATTTGTTAAAATATACATCATCGTCAGTAATTAAATAGTATTTTCCTTCTGGGTATAATTTATCCGCATAATTTACACCTAAGTTAATTGCGTTTGTTAATGGCATTTGTTTAGCCTCAATTATAGATAAACCATTTCTTTCATGATTTATTTTATATTCTGGACTAAGGTTAACAATAACAATATTTATATTTTTTGGCACACTATTAATTAACCGAATAGCAATATCAGGTCTTTTATATGTTGCCGCTATAAGGCTTATACCTTCCATTTTGTTCTATTTAAAACCTTTACATCAGATAAATATTTATCAATAGTTACCGTTTCCCATTTTTTACCATACAAAGCGATAACGTGTGTATCGTTTAAAGGTTTTGCGTGAAACCAATAAACGTATGGTTTTATGTATAAATACCTCCATTCTCTATTCCATCTATATACGGGTATTGTATTTATATTTTTACAATATATTTCATTCCCAACTTGCCTTATAATATCTCTACATTTATTTACTAAAATATATTCATGGGGTGCAAACTTTTCGTAAGTTTTTGCATTAGTCCATATTTGAGCTTCTAAAAAACTTTTTATATCAACCATGTACAATAAATTCATTGCCTCATTTTGGGCACATTACATCAATTTCTTTATGATTCTTAAGCATTTGAGATGCAAGCTTTTCAGCCTCAGCCCTTATTTGTTCTTTTGTTATATCGCTATAATTTGTTTCTGGTAAAATGTTAGGGTCAAAATCAATATCAACGGGGTCAAATTTTGGAATATTTAATCCCCAGTCTTGCAAGTCCATTACCTCCCAATCGTTGGCAAGTGTATCCCAGTCCCATTCACCAAATGCCACATTGTCCGCAATAATAAAACGTTTCTTTTCTTCCTCTGTTAAATCGCTACTACGTTTTACCCATGCTTCATCAATATCAGTAAAGCCTAAATCCTGTAAAGCCCGTAGCCTCATGTTGCCTCCAAGCACCACATTGTTTTCATCAATGACCATAGGGCGAAGAGAAAGCATCTTTGGAAACTCCGTGATACTTTGCTTTAGCTTTTGAAACTTGTCATCCCTTAGAACCCGTGGGTTGTTTGGGTTCGGTTTTATATCCTTTAATTTCATATAGCGTTTAATACGTTTATCCTTAATTTATTTACCTTAACCAAATCCCTTTCTCCCTTTAGCCACTTGCGTCCAGCCTCTAAGTCAACAAAGTACGCATCATCTTTGTCCAAAGCCTTAGTAAATTTGTGGATTAAATCTAATTCGTTCTTGTAAGTTCGTACCCCAGCTATGTTAAATTCCTTGATTTCCTCAGGCGCGTATGAAATACAACCAGCAACTAACATCTCCATCGCAAAGTTATTTGACTTCGCCTGATTAAAATTATCAATCGTTAATGGAAATACGCCATAGTGTGGCGCTGAGTGTTTAACCATTTCAAAGTATTGGAACAATGAATTATTCCACGGCACAATGATTGCCTTAGGGTATAGTGTTTTGCCAAGCCAATCAGCTAAACCAACCATTCCAAGTTCAACCTTATCGTTTTTTTGTAACTCAATCCAAAAGTTTTTAACCGTTGCAAGGTCTTCGAGATGCGTCTGACTTCCGCGCCACATAACTCGTTTCTTTGCGTCTATTAACTTATCCCTTTTTACAGGCTGCATCGGTGTAACAGTAAAGTCAATGGCGTTGGGAACAACGGTAATTTTATCTTTATCGTAAAACTGGGCGTAAAATTCTTTTAGGTACGGGGTTGAGGTCATAACCCAATCAGCATATTTAAACGCCTTTTCGACTGACTCCTTTACCTGAGGCTTGTTAAAATGTTGGCTTGCTGGATTCGCTGGGCTTACCTCGTGTAATAGGTCGTCATGGTCTAAGATAATCTTCTTACCCATTCGCTTAACCTCGTTAATCATTCCAAGTAAATCGTTGCCGTTGGCACGCTGAAAGATAACAACATCGACGTCATAAAAATCATACCACTTAACGG